TGGCCAAGCGCCGTGCCGTCGCGCTTGATCTCGCCCATGAACTGCGAGAAGCGCTCGATCGCCGCCTCGCTCGGCGTGCCGGCACCCGATGACGTGGCCTTGGTCTCGCCCTGCGCGATCAGGCTCATGGTGGCGTTGAGGAGCCCCGAGCGCTGCAGCTGGATTTTCATGGCGTTGGCGCGCACGCCGACGTTCATGCCGAAGCTCGGCACCTCTGGCATGCCGATCTCGATCGCCATCGACGGCAGCGTCAACGCCCCCGAGACGAAGGTGTGGGTGAAGACGCCGGTGTCCTCGACCGAGGTCGGTGCGCCCATCAAAAGCTTCAGCCAAGTGCCGAAGTTGCGGAGATCCACCGGGACGACGACATCGCCCTCGTTGTTGACCACATCGCGGCTCGGCGGCAGCGGCTCGCGGCCGTAGCCGAGAAGGTCGCTGGCGATCAGGTTCTGCTCGTCGCCGAGTTCGGAGGAGACGAACGGCAGCTTCTTGTAGCCCGATCCGGGTGCGGTACCGTACGTCGTTTCGAATGCAGCGGCCATGGACGCGTTGGCCCCTCTGGCTCTTGCCATTTGTCGCTCCTGTTTTGATGATTAGCGCGCGTGCCTTAAGCCGCGCGCGCGAATTCACCGAAATACCTAGTAGCGGCCGAAATGTATGCATCGTGTGCCGCCTCGGGCGAAGAGAAACGACCGAGATGAATGACATGCCCCGTCACACAGATGTGCGCTTGCCACTGCCGTCTGTTCTTATCGAACGAGACGCCCTTGAACCCGGACGTGTTGCGAGATTGGCGCCGGCTGTTCCACAAATTCTGTGATCGCGTGGCAATTCTGAGGTTTGCGATGCGATTATCGTCGCGCTGACCGTTGATGTGATCGACATCACCGTGCGGCCATTGTCCGTAATGCCAAAGCCAAGCCAGGCGATGCGCCTGATATCTGCCGCCATCGATGCCGAGTCTCAGATATCCGCGATTGCCAATCTTGCCGGCAATAGCACCTTTCCGCACTCGATTGCTTTGTGGGTTTCGCCAGCGAAAAGCTCCGGTCTGTGGGTCATAATCCAACAATTTACGCACGCGCTCAGTCGTCGGCGCGGCTTTCGGACACGCCATGTGAAGCTCCAATTTTTTGTGGAATTCAGTTCAAAGGATCAGGCGTGCCGTAGACCGCGACGATCGCTGCGTCGGCCCAACGGCCGGGAAGGGCGCCGGCGGTCTCGACATCGGCTGTCGCCGGCGCCTCCGCCTCCAGGAAATCGCACAGTCCCCAGAGCGTGCGATTGGCAGCGACCTCCAGTCCAATCCGGCCGAGGATCGCATCGAGGGCCTGTTCGCGCGGGTTGCTCGCCTGGTGGACGGCGACTTCGATCGGGACGCGATGGCTGAAGACATAGGTCAGGGGCGACAGCGTGACCTCGGGTTCGCCGGGATCGCCATCGCGGATGATCACGAGGCCGCCGGACGGGATGCGGTCGGGCTTGGCCAGGTTGCGCTCGACCTTTGCCTCCGGCACCGCCGCGGCGATCAAGTCAACGATCGCGTCAAGCACCTGTTCACGCTTGCTGCTCACGGCGCGGTCACCACCAGGACGGCTGCGATGAACAAAAACGACAGGAGAGTCATGAGGATCGCGATCCGTCCCTGATGCACGCTCATCTCCAATGCCGTGCGATGATCCCGCCGATACGGTCGCCCCAGCGCCGCGCCATGGCCTCGATATCGAGGCGCTTGTTGAGCGTGACCTGCGGGACCAGGATAAAGACGACCACCGTCGAGCGGCCGGCAAGGCGCGTATAAGGACCACCACCGCGGCGCCGGCCAATATTCGGCTTGGCGATCCCCTTTTTGTTTAGCCTCGCGTGATCTGCCACGAGGAGCGAGGGGCCAGACCTGCGATACACAAAGCGCAGCCGCATGCCGGTGCGCCGCTCCCAGCCGCCCGGCGTGATCCTCTGCATGGCGCCGGTGGTGCTGAAACCTTTCACGCCTGCGGCGGGCGTCGGGATGGCGAGCCAGAACCCGGATTTCGAGCGGATGGTGACGCCGCGGTCGAAGGCGTCGACCAGGTTCGGCGCTTTCGACCAGACGAAGGCTGCGGCTTCGAGGCTGGCGCCGGCCTGCGGGTAGGTCTTGCCGCGCCAGGTATTGGCGAGGCGCTGCCCGAGGCCCGCGTCGACCACATCGGCCCGAAGATCTGATTTCAGGCCTTCGGTCACGTCTCGCATCGCACTGGTGACGGAACGCGCCGCATCGCCCTCGGTCTCGGTCAAACCCTTTACGAGGTCGCTGGTCTTGAGCGTGAAGCGCATCGATCATGCCGGCGGCGCACCCTCGCACGTCCAGACCAGCCCGAGACTATCCGAAGTCGGCGTGGCGATGATCTCGAATAAGTCGCCATCGATCTCGACGGTGTCGCCGCTTGCCGGATCGGAAATTTCCGAGCGACGCACGTCGATCAGCATGGTCGGCAAGATCGCGCGGCTATCACCGAAACCCACCACCTGGTCGGGGCGCCTTGTGACGACGCGGACCGCGATGCCGGCGCCTGCTCCGCCCGCGCGCCAAATGGCATCGCGGGCAATGTTCGGGTCGGCGAACAGAACGTCGGTGACTACGGCAACTGCCGACATCAGAAGCTGCCGTTGAGGCGCACCCGCCCAACAGTCTCGCCGGCACCATTGCCAACAGCTTCGGTGGCGATGCCGATCAAGGCGTTTCCGGTCGCGACGCTGGTCGTCTCCTTATTGGTGTTGTCCCAATAGATCTTGTCGCCGACCGCCCAGGCCTGCGAGGGAGCCTTCTTGAGATCGAACACGCCGACGAGCGCCGTCTCCACGGTTTCACCGTTGCCGGCAACGCCCGTGGCAACGCCGAAGATCGAGCCGACAAGGAGGCCGTCGCCGGAAGCGACCGCATAGGGCGCCGTGAGCGTGATGGTGTCACCTGGCTGTACAAAGTTCTTAGCCATGATCTTATTTCCTTTCGTGTGGTTTCAGGGCTCGACTGATGGCGGACTGCGTGACACCGAACACAGCTGCGATTTCGGATTGGCGCTGGCCGCTGGCGGCCATGTGACGGACTTCCGCGCGCTGGATGCCCGTCAGGCGTGGCCGTGCCGGCGGTTTCCAGCCGGCTGGGAACACGTGGCGCCAAGTGCGACCAATGGCGATTTGCGACACCACACCCACGGTCGTTCCGAACTCAACCGCGATGCGCCGGTAAGACCGCTCCGTCCGCAAACGCTCGCCAATGGCCTTGGCGGTTGCCTCTTCGATCGACCGTCGCGGGTGACGATTCCCTAACAGCATCGTTCCGTGGCCGTACTTATGATGGTTGTTCTCCGTGCGTGTGACGTAGCGCAGATTGGAGAGGCTATTGTCGGTGCGAACGCCGTTGAGATGGGCGACCTCCCGATCTGGTGGACATGCTCCGAGGAACGCGTGCGCCACGAGCCGGTGCACAAAGAACCGACGCTTCCGGTCGGGTCCACAGAGCGTCACCCGCCGATAGCCGTCGCTCAGCGAAGGTTTCAATCTGTGCGCTGCTCCGCCGATGCTGCCGTCTCGCTTCTTTGTGCTCCAGACCTGCCCCTCGGCGTCGACGAAGTATCCGGGAAAGCCGCTAATCGGCTGGGCGCTGCTCGGAAGCATTGGAGGGCTCCAAACAAAACGGGCAGCCGAAGCTGCCCGTCTCGCCAGTCCAAGTTCAGGTTCTTTCCGGATCACGCGCCGGCGTTCTTAAAGAGTCCCCGCCAGTCGATCGCCTTGGCGCCGAAGTCGAGCCGGCACTTGATCTCGACGCCGTCGACATCGAAGCCGTTGCGTGTCTCGATATAGGCACCCTCCTGGCCCTCCAGATAGGCGTACTCGATGGTGTCGATCTGGGAGGGATTGGCGGCGAGATACCAGGCGATGAGGCTCGCGGCGTCGAGCCTGGGCTCGGCGATGGGCGTCAGCGTGCGAATCGACTGCGGCACCACATCGCCGGTCTTGGCGGGAATGAGGTTCTGGGCAATCAACTGCTCGGCCGCAAGCTCCAGCGACGATGGCACGATCAGGAAGGTCGGCCGGATGTTGAGAATCGTCTTCTTGTCGAGGCCGGTCTGCTTGGCCATGGTGGCGCGGCCCTCGCCCACGCTGGTGACATTGAGCGCCGAGCCGGAGCCGGCGAGGTTGTTGTGATCGGCATGGAACAGCGCCACGCCGTCGGCCATGGCGGCGTTGACGATGACGATGCTCCAGACCACGTCGCTTTCCAGCGTCGCGATGGCGGTGCCGTACATCGCCGGGATGCGGGTGAAGGCGTCGAGGTCATCGTTGATCAGCACCTGGCGGGTAATGGCGACCACCCGGCCATAGGTCTCGATCCGATAGCTCTCTTTCGACTCGGCGATGGTACCGCGCTTGAACTCGCCGCTCTCATTGACCTTGAGAAGCTGCGGCGCTTCGCCGATCTGCACCCGGTACATGGCCTTGAAATCGGTCGCGAGCACCTGCCGGCAGAAGGGAAGGAAGGTGCGCGGGTAGACGTCATAGGCCTTGCGCAGGGTCTTGTTGGTGACGGCGGCGAGCACATTGGGGAAGTCGGAGGTCGAATGCAGCGCGCGGGTTGCGACCTCGTCGCGCGACATCCCGCGGACATTGACGCCGGCCGAGGTCAGGAACTCGCGGGCGAGTTCGAGCAGCGTCATGCCGCGGTACTCCCGGGCGGGCTCGGTCAGCGGGAACTCGGAGGGGCTGTAGCGGTGCAGCAGCGAGTCGATGACCGCATCGCGCCGGGTGATGCGCTCGTCACGGCCGCCGAGCGGCACCGACACATGCGGGAACACGCGCTGGCTGTCGGCCGCTGCCGCCATCTTGTCGAGGATGGCGCGCCGCGCCTCATCGAGCGGAACATTGCGCACAATGAGGTCCTCGGCAAACGACCGCTCCAGGCCGAGCCGGTCGGCAAGGCCGAAGATCGTGGTGACGCGCTCGCGCTCGATCTCCTGGGCGCGCGCAGCAATCGCTTCCGGGGTGGGCGTCTCCACGGAACGGTTCTCCGCCGGTGCGGCAGCAGGCGCAACAGGGCGAGTCTCGGCCGGTGCGGGCGGCGCAGCAGCACCCCCATCAGCGGCCGTCGACCTGACCGCACGCTGCGAACGGCGCGGACGCGGCTCGCCCCGCTCTCCCTGCTCATCAAGGATGCCGGGCAGCGCGGCCTCCGCCGCAGCAACAGGGACTTCGCCGCCGGGCGCATTCGCTTCGGGCGCAGCGGCCCTGGTCTCGTGGTCGTTCATCGTGGTTCTCCTGGAAAGCGCCGCGTTGTCCCGGGTGACGACGCAGGGCGAAAGACGATCGCTGGAGCGGAAGCCGGCCGCCGGGTCGGCCCCGACCGGGACCGCAGATATCTCGAAGGGAGTCCAGTCCACCGCGCGCCACAGTTCCGGACCGTTCTCCGAGCGGGTGACCTCGTAGCGATGCACCTGGTAGCCGATCGACACCGCGCGGATGTGGCCGTTGCGGATGTCCTCCCAGACCGGCGCGACATCCTCACGCTCGCTTAAGCGCACGCGGGCAATGCCGCGCCCACTCTCGATCCGCGCCGTGCCCGGCACCACCGAGCCGATCACGGCTTCGAGTTCGTCGAGCGCATGCACTTTCAGGAGCGGCGCGCCGTTGTTGAGGCGGTCGAGCCGCACGTGCGCGGGGTCCATGCTCAGCTCTTCGTCGAACGGCTCGCCGAAGAAGGGCCGCCGGCGCACCCGCGCCCCGGTCGACCACACCACCTCGATCGAGCGGTCCTCTTCATCGAGGGTGGTCGGCAGAAGGTCGGCCGCGCGCGTCAGCGCCGGCAGGTTGATGGTGCCGTGCATCGATTGCTCCGCAAATGTTCAGTCGCTGTGGACGAGGCGAAGTACTGCCCGGGCGATGGCGTCGCCGGCGTCCTCGCCCGCGACCGGCTCCGATTGCAGCACGCCGGTCTTGGTCACTTTGCGCGGGTCTGAGTCGAGCACGAGCCCGAGCGCATCGAGCTTGGCGTTCATGGCCGCGATTTCGGCGAGCACGGCATCGGGGTTGTGGCCCTGCCGGGCGATGGCCTGGGCCAGCGTCATGGTGCCCGAGCGCATCGCCAACAGATCGGCCATGGCGTCTTTGAGCGGATCGACCGCCTCGAACTTGGGCGGCGACCAGGCGACCGGGATGCGCGGCTGCGAAAGCTTGCCGGCCACCCAGGCCTGCTCGGTGAACCAGTCCCACGCCGGCTGGCACAGCATGGGGATGAACAATTGCCACTGCGCCGCGTCGATCATGCGGCGGAACTCGACCAGGCCGGCGCGGATCGAGGAGTAGTTGACCTGGGAGAGGTCGCCGGTCAGCAGCTCATAGGGCAGGCGGAAGCCGGCCGCGATAATGTGCAGCTGGGCGCGCAGCCATTCGGCGACGCCTGCCGTTGTCGCCGGCTGGTTGAACTTGATGTCCTTGCCGCCGCGCGCATAGGCGATCAATCCCGGCTCGAATTGCTCGACCCGGTTGCCGTCGATGTCCACCACCGTGGGCGCAATTCCCTGTTCGGGCTCATCGGCGCCAAGCACGATGCCGACCACGCAGGCCTCGGTCTTCTTGCGAACGAGCTCGGCCTGCGTCCAGTCATCGAGATCGCGCAGGCAGCGCATGACCGGCGCGCCCCAGGGCACGCCGCGCACCTGGGTGCGCTGCTTCTCGTATACATGCGCCACGTCCGCGGCCGGCACCGCGGTGCTGTCGAGCCGGCGCCGAAGTGTGAACACGCTGTCGCCCGGGTGTTGCGCGAACAGCCAATAGGCGCGACGGCGGCCGATGGCGTCAAACTCGACGCCCTGAACGATGCGCCCGCCGTCCCTCATTTCTCCGTTGCGGCTCGCATCAAGCAGGTCCGCCTCGATGACCTGCAGTTGCAGCGGCACGTCGAGCCCGTCGCTGACGCGGCGGGGCCTGCGGCGAATCAGTGCCTCGCCGGCCTCGATCATTTCCCGACAGGCCAGCGTCTGCAGACCATAGAAATCGAGCTGGCCGTCGGCGTCGCACTGCGCCGACCAGGTTTCCCACAAATGATCCGCTTGCCGGTCGAGCGTCTCGTTTCCCGATGCCGCCCGCGGCATGATACCGGCGCCGACGATGTTGTTGACCAGCACCGAGACCGCCTTGGCGGCATGCGGATTGTTGCGCACAAGATCCCGCGTGCGGTCGCGCAGCAGCGCGCCGGCGGTGGCAATTTCGGTGTCGGCCGAGGTGCCGGGCGCCCGCCAGCCGTCGGTGCGCCGGCCGCGGGCTGCGCCGTCATAGCCGCGCGTGAGCGCCGCAAAGCTTCGCCGCGCCAGCAGGCGGCGCACCGCGGCGCGCGGCGCGACCGCCCCGATTGCGTGATCGAGCCAGTTGGGGCCAGCCATCAGCGGTCCCCGCGCGAGAAGCCGGCAAAGCCCGCGACCGGCGGACGCGTCGGGGTCTCTGCCGCCATCTCGCGCTCGATCGTGCGGATGCGCTTGAGAAGATCGTCGGCCGAGCCGTACTCCACTGTGCGGCCGTCATAACTCACGCGCAGGGTGCCGGCGGCGAAGGCGCGACGGAGCGCATCGAGCTCGCTTTGCGTATAGCTCACTTGAGCCATCCCTTGTTCACACCAAACCAATCGGAGCGACGCTTGCCGGCTGCGATCGGAGCGGGCGACAGCACGCCCGCGGTTGCGCCGGCCGTATCACGCGTCACGGACACGGCGTTGTCGCCGGCTTGTACGGATGTCTTCGCAGGATCGCACGGTCGTATCTGCTCCTCGAGGTCTCGCCACTTGGCTTCGGACCAACGATCGGCACCGGCAATCCACGCGACGGCGCGGGCATACACGCGAGCATCGAGCGCTTCGTTGCGCTCGCGCAGCTTGCGCCATTCGAGCTTGGCAAAGCCACGCTGACCGCGGGTTGTGACCAACTGCTCGGCGGTGAGCTGCTTGATCCACTCCGCGGTCGTGCCGAGTGGAAGATGAATGTACCCGGCGGGAAACCGCGTGCCGGCGGCGAGCTCCTCGTCAGTCGGCCGCTCCAGCCGGAGATACCGATAGGTCTCCGACTTGAACACGGCGACCGACACCTTCCACACCGCGGCGCCGCGGCGCAGCCGTCGCCCGGCTTCGTTTACGTCGACCGCGGTCGGGCCATCAACCGGGGTGGTGCGATCGAAACCGTCGATGCCCTTGACTGCGAGCGCCTGACCGGCGCCAGCCTTGCGCACCCAGCCGTAGACCGCGGCGGTGGTGCGGCCGTCGCCGGAATCGACTGCCAGCCGCGCGAGGCGCATGCGTGCGCCGCCTGCGTGCGGCCAGGTCGTATCGAGCAGACCGGTCAGCCATGCCCACACCTCCGGCCGCGAGGTGTCGCCATCGAGCACGATGTGTTCGATCAGCCAGCTTTCGAGCCCGCGCCCCCAGGCCCAGACATCGACCTCGATGCGGTCATGCTGCACGTCGGCGCCGGCGGTGAGAAACAGCCCGGCCACCGGCACCGTGCCGATCGGAAAGTCCTCGCGCCGGTCATAGAGGCGCTGCCAGTCGGGCGCCTCGCCGCGTTCCTGCCAGCTCTCGCCCAGCGAGGTGTTGACAAACGTCTTCATCGCCTCCTCGCCGCTCTGCTTGGCCGCGAGGAAGGCGCGCACCATCGCTTCGAGCCGAACCCAGGAGGAATAGATCTCGTTGAGGTGGAAGCCGGCGACGCCCGTGAACGAGGCCGACGCCCGCCATCCGCCCCTGCGGATCGCGGCCCAGCGCCGCGCGTCGGACCAATGCGCGCCGCAATGAACGCATTCATAGCGGGCGGTTTCCGGACGATGCGCGCCGTCCGCCGCCCGGTCCCATTTGACCTGCGGCCAGATCAGGAGCTGGTGTTGCCCGCAATCGGGGCAGGGAACGAAATAGCGGCGCTGATCGCTCTCTGCGAAGGCGGTCTCGATCCGGCTTGCGCCTTTGATCGTCGGCGTCGAGACCAGCACGATCTTGCGGTTCCAGAAGGTGACGGTGCGCTTCTTGGCGAGGCTCACCGGATCGCCTTCCGCCCCGGCGCTGAACGGGTAGCGGTCGACCTCGTCGCACAACAGGATGCGAATCGGCCGGCTGGCGAGGCCGGAGGGGGCGTTCGCGCCCACCACCGTCAGATGCCCGCCGGGAAACTTCTTGTGCAGAATCTTGTTGTTGCCGTCGCGCGAGCGCGGATCGGCGATGCGACCGCGCAGCGCCGGGGTGTCGCGCGCCATCGGCGAGAAGCGGTCCTTGGACCAGGTCTCGGCGTCGCGCTCGGTCGGCATCACCACCATGATCGGCGCCGGATCGTGCTGGATGTGATAGCCGACAGCGTTGAGGAGCGTTTCCGTTTTGCCCACCTGGGACGAGGTCATAACCACCACGGTTTCGATCAGGGGATCGCTGATCGCGTCCATGATGCCGCGCTGGTATTCGGCGCGCGCGGTCACCCACGGCCCCGGCTCGGCGCTTGCTTCCGAACTCAGCCGCCGTTCGGCATCGGCCCAGTCACTGAGCGTGAGCTCCGGCGGCGGCGTCAAGATCGCCAGCGCCTTGCTTGCCACCCGGGCTAGCCGCAGCGGTCCCGTCAGGATCAGGGGCGATGGCATCGTCAGCCGTTTCGATCGGTATTGCGGCAAGCTCGCTCAGCGCGGCAAAGATGGTGCGCCGGATGATGGCGCGCGCGCCGGGGAGCGTCGCCTCCTCGTGCACGAGCGGGGCGAGCCGATCGGGCAGCACCAATAGCCGCGCGCGCAAGCGCGCCAGCACCGCCGTCCAGGCTTGTTCGACGCGCTGCGCCGGCACGAGCTCGCCGCGCCGCAGCGCCGCCTCCATCTCGGCGAGGTCGGCCTTGGCTTTGATCAGCCGCGCCCGCTCGGCACTGAAATCGACCTCGCCACCCTGCGCGCGCGTCGCCTGCTCGCGCAGGAACCGCACATAGCCGCGCACCGCGCCGACCAGATCGTAGCGGCCACGCTCTCCCCGCGGGATCACCCCCTGGCGGACGAGCTGCTGGACGCGGCGTTCGGTAAGGTCGAGCAGGCCGGCAATGACCGCTATAGGCTGTGTGTTGGCCGCCATCGCGGAACTCTAGACCGATCATGGAATGATCCAGCGCCCTTGCAATTAGACTGGTCGCTTGCAGGACATCGTGCGCTTCCGCC